AACGCTTCCCATTCGTCCATTTCCTCGGGCGTCAGTTTGTCCAACATGGCGTCAACGTCGACGTGTCCCGTTGCCAGGGCAAGCCGCATCGCCGTCATTCGACGCTGACGCTTTCGGAGTTTTTTACAATCTGCTCGATGTCTTCCTCGCCGAACCCGCAATGGGTTTGACATTCGTTGTAAATCTTGGCCGCAACAATTGCATCAAGTTGGCTTAGTGCTGACACGTCGCCCGCTTCAAGCAATCGGTTGTTGTCATCATCAACAAGGCAAAGAACCATCAACCGCCGGGCTGCATCGGTCAACCGTTCACGGCTTACACCGCGCCCGGTCTTCGTCAACAAGGCGGTTTCATATTCAGACTTTTCGCGCTCGGTCAATGATTGAATTCTGAACGTCAAATCGAGTTCGGGAATATCAATCGTTTTGAACCGTCGCTTGGTCAGTCCTAACAGTTCATTCCTCGTCGTCAGGTTCGTCGCTTTCTTCGTCTTCGTCGTCGTCATTTATGTCCACTCCAGTTTCAAGGTATTCTTCCATCCTTTCGATTTGGCTTGGCGAAGGCGGTGCCGTTACCTTCGTTATGCCGCCGACTTCCTTTTCAACAAACTTGGCAACCTCGGCCCTTTCGTCGTCGTTCATCCAATAGGTAAGCGTGACGGGAAAGCCGGGTTCGGCGTGGCAATAGCCGACAACTTTGCCGTTGGCTTTCACGGCTCGCATGTGCGGAACTGCTGGCACACGTTCGCCGTTTTCATCCACTGTGGTTGCAGGGTGGTCGATCAATTCGAGTTTCATTGTTTACTAGCTCCAGGTTGGCGCGGTTAGACCATCCCATTTGACGGTAAAGGAAAATGCCATCACGTCGTCAAGACTGGCCTCGGGCGTTCCGGCTTCGAGAATGAACCCGGTTCCGGTCAACGTCGTGTCAGTGTCAAAGACGTCAGGAAAGGTAATTGTGATCGTTTCGCTGACGCCTGAAATGTCGGCTAAGTCAGCCGTGCCGTCGAAGATACATTCAACTTCGAATTGCCCCGGATCGTACGCGCCGCCAGGGGCGAACGTTCGAACAAGGCTATGTTTTCCGCTGGCAAATGCTTGGTTTATCTTGGTCGTGTCGAGGGCTTCACGGCTCATCGTTGTGCCTCCTATGCGGCGAATGGAACCAGTCCAACCGGATGTACCAAATGTGACCGTCGTTGAACCGCCCGACCCTGCTAAAAAAGCCATTTCACTTCTCCCTATTTTCTAAAAAGATGGAATCGTTTCGTTGTGTAAAATTTCCCACTCCATCATGACACGATAGGAAGGCACATCGCTGGCGTCGGTCGGTGCGTCAAACATCTCCCGCTTATTGTCAAGCAATGCGTGTCCAATCGTGCTGTCTCCTGCTGCGCCGGTGTAGCCGTGCAAAACCAACCGGACCTGTTCGGCGAGGTCGTTCGCCTGGATGTGTGTTTCTGCGTAGCAATCCAATTGAATAACCGCACGAACGGCACCACTCGCGCCGGTAATCTTGTGTTCGCTTGTGCTGCCGATGACGCTGAAAATAATAGCTGGCAGGCTTTCGCCCTGCGGCAACATGCGAGGAAACATCCGTGTTCCAATCAAATCGGTCACGGTGCTTTTCGTTTGCAAATAGGTTCGCAGGTCTTTGCCGATGTCGCTCATGAATTCCGCACCTCACGCGCTGACGCTGCCAGTGCTTTTTTTACGACTGCCGCCCATGCCGTGACCGCTTGCGGTCTTGCCAGGAGTGCAGCGTGACGCAGGAAAGATTGATTCGGCATGTGCTTGGTTCCGAATTCGATCATGCCGCCATAGTAGGTTGCGCCTCGGAAATGCCCTTTCCCGGTTTGCACCGATGCGCCCGCCATTCCCTTGTAACGTTTTGTCTTTTTTACTGCGCGAACCTTGATTGATGCTTCCAGGTCGCCGCTGTCAACTGGCACAAGGCTGCGCGCCTTGGCTGCCACAATCTTCGCAGCTGCGCGTCCTGCTGGACCAGAGATTTTATTGGCAACCTTCCGTGGCAACATTTGAAGTTTTGTATACAGTTTCTTTAACTCTGGCCCGTCAATGATTGCCATTATGTCAACGCCGCCGCTCACACCGCTGCCGGATGACTTGCGCCTGCCGCCGCCAAAGCCGCCGCCGCCGAACTTCATGTCAGGGTTGCTACCGAATCCCATTAGGTAAGCACCTCCGAACAATTTAGCTTGATGTGCGTGCGGTCGTCCGTGACTTGAACCTGTCCGACGTTCATCGTGCGAGTTCGCTTTGCTGTTTCACGGTAAACGATGCGGTCCTGCGTGCTTGGAAAACGACCCTGGCGAGGGTACGCAATCCAGACGTCAGTGCCTGCAATCGCTTCGGTTTGGTCTTTGCTGCTTTCCTTGCTGCCAAGGTCCGACACTAATGCAAAACAGTCACGGTAAGTTACCCATGAATTGACGCGCTGCCCTGCTGCGTCCTGCGTTGCGTTTTCATGTTGCAAGGCAACACGGTGTCGAAGTTTCTTTCGGGTCAAGGGTATTGCCCCCAGTGCAAGCCGCCAATCAGCGCATCGTATGAAAGCGGCAGGTTGCCGCTAATCGTTCCGACCAGTACCGGCGAAGAATTATCAAACCAATGTCGCACCAGCAGCAACACGGCCTGCTTTGCTGTTTCAGGAACAGCGGTCGACGCCTGCCCTGCAACGTAGGTAATCAGAACATCATTGTGATAGCCGCGCACGCTCGGCCAAGTTTCGTTGTAACCAAGCACAATCAACGGGGGGTTGTGGCTTGCATCGAGTGAATATAGCGACGACGAAAACGTTGTTGTACTGCCGCCGTCGTTTACGTATTGAACCGACGAAACCGATGCGACTGGTGTGCGTGGTAACTCGATGGCAATTTCAGCCGGGAACGTCGCCATTTTCAGAACCCTGGTCTGCGTAATCAATGCGCGGCGTGTGTCTTGTTCGACCTTTCGCCGGGCTGCTTTGATTAGGTGTTGCAGTTGTTCGTCAAAATAGTTGTCATCGAGGTCGCATTGCCTACGGGCCTCCGCAATGGTCACGGGTTCGCTTGTAGGTTCAACGCTGACCGAATCACTTTGCTTGAGAATCGGCATTTGCAACCTTCTTTTTTGTCGTGGTTCGCTTTCGCTTTGGCCTTGCCGCTGGTTGACAGAAGGCGCGATGAATTAGCAATTCAGCAACACCCTTGTCAACGTCAGCGGTTTGGCCTGTACGAAATGCTCGCCAGTCCTGCGAGAACTTAACCAGCATTCAAATCTCCCTAGCTTGCCGCCTGGAATAAACCAACGTAACCCTCGGCAGACGAACCGCCTGCGCCGTGGACGTTGATGTCATAACGAGCGGAACCACGCGCGGTCGTCACGTCTTCATTGAAGGCGTAATCGCCACTGAAAGCCACTTCGACGCCTTCACGGTCGCCGATTACAACGGAACCAGCAAAGTCGCCAAAGTATGCAGCAACCTTGCCCGCGCCGCTTGATGGCATCTGGTCGCTGAAGTTGATCGGATAGCCGAACAACTGCATACCACTACCACCAGCCACGTCGGCCACTGTGTTGCCGCCTGCGGCATACATCAGTTTTTGCACGACTTGGCTGAAGAAGGCGCGGCTCATCAACCAGCTTGCGCCGGGAATGAACTTTTCAGGAAGCGTTCCGACTGCCCCGTGCAAGTGCGCCAGGGTCACGTCCGTCCAGGCGGTTTCGCCGCTGGACATTTCGTAAGTCCCGCCAGCACCAAGCGAGTGGCCCAGACCGGTTTCGCTTCCATACGTGCCGCTGCCGTCGCCCAGAATTAATTCGGCATCTTCCTGAACGCCAAGAGCCCGACCGACTTCCAGAGCAATATCGTCGGCGACGTTAATGACGGCGTCGTTGATAAGTTCGTTGGAAATCTTGGTCAGCGTGCTACGCTTAACCGGAGCCAGGGCGATGGTTGCCCAAACCTTCTGCGATTCCGTGATTGCAGTGGCTTCGCCGGGATAGTAAACGGTCAAACCGCTGGAACGCTTTGGAATGTTCAAGGCGTCGCTGGTCATCGGAATGACTCGGCAAATCTTGCGGGCTACGCCGTAGATTTCACGCACGTCCACGATGGCATTTGAAAGCGGCGAGGGCGTCAGGTATCCACCTGCCGAGTCCGTGCCTTCGTTGGCTGCATTGCGGATAAAAAGACCATTATCGTTGCAGTACTGGACCGCATCGGCAGAACCGAAGACGTTGGCCTTGATCCATTGACCGCTTTCGTAGGCACGCTGTTCGGCGTCCGGACCTTTGAAAGCCTTCAGATTGCGACGTGCGCGTGGCTTGGCGTGTACCTTGGGCTTTTCATCGCCTACGGTCGGACCATTCACGTCGACATTTCGCACGGCACGAGCGGCAGCAATTCGCTGTTTCTCGGCTTCCAGGCGAATCATGCGGTCTTCGTCAGCCCGCAAACCGGTCGCCTTGTCGCTGCCGTCAGCAGCTTGACCAACCGTGTCAAAGATAGAATCAACACGGTTCTTTTCGTCGTCGGTTAAATCTCGATCTTCTTCAAT